GACTATTATGTCACAACCAAAATGGCTTGAAAAATATCTAAGAATGAAGCCTGAAGTTTCAAACATCTATGATGATTTGGACGACTACCGAGAGTTCTGCATCAAGCAGGGCTATGTGTTTAACGAAGCACACCTGTATTACGAAAAAACACCCTGGGGTGAGTTCCAGCGTGTGTTGAACGGCAAGTGGCCCAAGGACAATTGGAGTCCGCATCCTAAACCTGAGCGCACCAACTTCCGCCCACGTGACAACAACTATCGTCCCAACAGGTACTGATCATGCGTAAGTTATACTATATGGGCCTCGAGTCTTACAAGGCTCGTTATACACTACAACTAACCGAGTGGAATCGTCGTGTGTTTGATCGACGCGGACTTGATGTTGTTTATGTTCCCGGCTTGACCCTAGACAACAGTCAAAAGATTGTTGTGGGTCAAGTGCTAGACGCACATGGTCGCAGTTACTTTGGTATGAGCCAGATGATGAACTTGGTTCGCTTGATGCAACAAGGCGAAGTGACCAGTGAAGATGTCATCTACTTTGAAGACATGTTCCAACCCGGCTTCGAAAGTCTTGGCTACATCATCACACAAGTTCCCGAGGAACTACGTCCCCGGATTTATGTACGCTGTCTAGCACAGGCCATTGATCCCGACGACTTTGTACACGTTTGGGGCATGGGCAAGTGGATGATGGACTATGAGCGCATGGTCAATGACATTGTCACAATCTCCGGTGGTGCTGTGTTGGCCACCAACGAAGAGATGGTCATGCATATGAAGGTGGCAGGTTGGACTGCTCCTATCTACAACATCTCGGGCTTGGCGTTTGGCAAGGCAGAAGTACGTGAACGTGTGCCGGGCGAGCTTCGACCATTTGATCAACGCAAACTGCGTGTGGGTTTTGCGGCACGTTGGGATCAAGAAAAGCAACCAGACTTTTACATGGACTTGATTGAGTTGTATAATGAACGTAACCCTGACAACAAGGTTGAGTTTGCTGTGTTCAGTGGTGCTCAACTAAAAAGCAACAACGACAGCTATATGACTCGCACACGAGAAATGCAGGCACGTGGCCTGCTCACTATCTATGAGGACCTAGATAAAAATGACTACTATGCTTTGCTCAATGATACTCGTGTGTTATTTAATTGTGCTTTACAAGATTGGGTTTCAAACACCGTTTCGGAAGCTGATACTCTGGGAACAAATGTATTGTATCCTGCTTATCGTAGCTTCCCTGAATCTTTTGCCAATGATCATACCAGGCTTTATATCCCTTGGAGTCTAGAGGATGCAGTCAAGAAGTTAGAAAAATTACTGTACCTACAAAGTCCACGTATGGGCCGAATCAGTGCGTGGACCGACGGTACTGTGGATCGCATTGTTGATATCTTGGAAGGTCAAGGCGACGCCTGGTTACGTATGACCACAGACTATCGCCGGCACACACACGAAAGCAAATTCTAATCAATACTTAAAGGAGACAATTTGATGTATGCACCTAATATTTCTGTCAATACCTATCGCGATGCACCTGCTGTCAACGCCGCAATGGGCCGTGTGTATGGACACATGAGCCTGGCAGTGATTGTATCAATGATTGTGAGTTACTTGGTGGGCACCAGCCCCGAGTTACTACAATTCTTTTTTACCGGTGTAATGAAATGGATTGTGATCTTTGCACCCCTAGCGGCCATATTTGGTGTTGCCATGGTGCTGGGCAACAATCCCAGTAAACCTGTAGCACAGTTGTGTTTGCATGGTTTTGCGTCTCTAATGGGACTGAGCTTTGCAATGATCTTTGCTGTGTTTACCATGGGATCAATTGCCAGCGCCTTCATGGGTGCTGCCATTCTGTTTGCGGTCATGAGTGGTTATGGCTACTTTACCAAACAGAGTCTAGACAGCGTTGGCAAGTTTATGTTGGTGGGCCTAATTGCCATCTGCATTGCCAGCATTGTCAACATCTTCATTGGATCGACTGTGTTACAGATGGTGATATCCGCACTGGCCATCATTATCTTTCTGGGACTGACTGCCTATGACACACAGAAGATTCGTGAAGAACTCAGTGTAGAAACTGATGATTCGGCAGAAGTTCGTGGTGCATTAACTCTGTACATGGACTTTATCAACTTGTTCTTGAATTTATTACAACTTTTTGGAGATAGGAAATAATTATGGCAACGAAGAAAATCAGCAAAATCGCAGACAAACTAGACAAAGTAAATGAATCATTTACAGTCAACATGTACGACAATGGCTTTATGCTTGAAATTGGTGGTCGCAAAGACGACGAATGGAAGAACGCAAAGATCATGGTTCCCTCCATCGAAGAACTAGTTGTTCTAATCAAAGAAGCATCAGAAATGGATCGCGATAACTAAAATGAAGGTGCTGGTTACCAGTGGCTGTAGTTTTAGTGAATGTGTGTCACCTTGGGCCAACTGGTGGCCCAAACATTTGTCTAGGCACCTATCCAATTACTCACACGTAAGTAAAGCGATGGGTAGCCAAGGTAATGGTCTGATCAGCAGAGGTATCATTTATCAGGCAACAGAAGAATTAAAAACAAAAGACTCAGATGACATATTGGTTGGTATCATGTGGTCTGGGCCCGATCGTCATGATTTCTTTGTATCAAATGCAACGGTCAAACAGTCCAGTCAGGGTGTGAATATTGAAAATCCAACCAAGTTTATCAAAGACGGACAAGGTGCTTGGACCATTTTAAATAAAGGACCAGCAAGACCAAATGCAACTTACTATTCTGATTTTCACGATCGTATTGGGCAGTATATATACACTTGCGAACATATTTTAAGAACACAATGGTTTTTAAATTTACATGGTATCAAGTACTTTATGACCACCTATACCAGCGAGGTATTACCGGAGATCATAAAAACTCACCCAGATACTGAACATTTGTATAATCAAATTGACATGGATCATTTTTTACCAGTAGACGGGGAATACGAATGGTGTAGAGATTTTTCAGGATTGGCCTTTCCGGCCCAAGGAGATCGACATCCTGGCGCAGAACAACATAAAAAATTTACCGATAATGTAATCATTCCGTTTCTAAAAGAAAAGAACTACATATGAAAATAGTTATCACCGGTGGGTGTGGATACATTGGTAGTCACATCTCAAGAGCACTACGACTTCAAAATTCCAAGAACGAAGTGTTTGTTATTGATCGCGAGCGCAAAGAACACACACTCACAGATGTCAGTGGATACTTACACTCGGACTTTGCTAGTAAGAGTAGTCTCTTGTGGATCACCGAACTTGAACCAGATGTTGTGATACATTGTGCTGCCGATACCATGGTGGGCGAAAGTGTTGCAGATCCTGCCAAGTATTACCGGAACAATATCAGCAAGACCGAGACCTTGATGACACATATCAAAGATCTCAAACGCAAGCCGTTGGTGCTGTTCAGTAGCAGTGCCAGTGTTTACGGTAATCCTGTGGGTGGCCAAGCAGTAGTTGAAACAGATCTTAAACTGCCCATCAGTCCCTATGGTGTCAGCAAACACGTGGTAGAACGCATGCTCAGCGATTACTTTGATGCCTATCAAATGCCCAGTGTCAGCTTTAGATATTTCAATGCCGCAGGTGCTGGCGTTGCAGATCAAATAGATCTTGGTCAGGCCGCTGGCGCCAGTCATATCATTGCTAGAATACTAGAAGCCAAATTGGCCAACAAGACCTTTACCTTGAACGGCACAGACTATGCCACACCCGACGGTACCTGCATCAGAGACTATGTACATGTCTGGGACATTGCCCAGGCACACTTGCAGGCCATTGATTGGGTATTTAACAAAGGCAACTACCATGCGGCCGCAATGAATCTAGGCACCGGCACAGGCATCAGTAATCAAGAGATAATCAACTATGTGCGTGAACGTCATGGAGATTTTTTGGTAGACACGGGTCCACGTAGATCTGGCGACCCTGATCGTCTTGTTGCAAGAGCTGATGTTGCCAAGGCTACCATTGGTTGGACTCCTGAACACTCGACCTTAGAACAAATTGTAGACTCAGCTTGGAAGTGGTACAGCCGTGTATGACGCATTATTTGAATTTGAAGATCGTCTAGCACGATTTACCGGCGCTCCTTATGTGGTGGCCACAGATGGTTGCACTCACGCTCTAGAAATGTGTTTTCGATATCAAATCATCAAGCACTGTCGATTCACAGCCTATACATATCTCAGTGTGCCACAGACATTGAGAAATCTTTACATTGATTTTGACTTGATCGAAGAACTTTGGACTGGTGAATATCGATTTCACGAAACCAATATATGGGATAGTGCAAGACTGTTGCGTCAAGGCATGTATCGACCTGGACAGATGCAGTGCTTGAGTTTTGGAAATGGCAAGCCATTGCAACTTGGACGTGTGGGTGCTGTATTGACTGATGATGCCGAAGCCTATCGTGTGCTGAGTCGTTGGCGCAGTGATGGTAGAGATCTACACGTCACACCCTGGAGTTCGGTCAAATGCTACGGCCCAGGTTGGCACTATTGTCCTACCTTGGAAGATTGCACACGTGGCATTGAAAAACTTGCTTTGGTAGATCAAGAACCTAAATATATTCAATATCCGGACTTGAGAACCATTGACTTTAAGTTTGCGTGATATTATAATTAATCAACGGCCATCCTCGGCCATAACTCGGAGAACTAAATTGAGCAAAAAATCTAAGGCAACGAAAGAAGTTGCCGACACAAGTCAAAATCTATCACAAGTGATACGTAACAAGATGCGGCAAGAAAATCGTCGCTTCTGGGCTGGAGACAATATCAGCGAATACATGAGCCCTGTAATTAAATCTGCACTGATTGACGAAGCCACTGAGGCATTCGAAGGTGTGTTAGATGCACTCTTGATAGATAGAGAAACAGATCCCAACAGTCGCGGCACAGCACGTAGGCTGGCCAAGATGTACTACAACGAAATAATGGCAGGAAGATATGAACCAGCACCAGACGCAACAGCATTTCCAAATGATTCGGCAGACCGTTATGAAGGCATGCTGGTTGTACGCAGTGAATTGCGCTCTATGTGTAGTCATCATCATCAACCAGTTAGTGGGGTCGCCTATATTGGAATCATCGCTGCCAACAAACTCATTGGTTTGTCTAAGTATACTCGCATTGCTCAGTGGTGTGCTAGGCGCGGTACTTTACAAGAAGAACTATGTAATGACATAGCCCAAGAGATCATGGCAGCCACTGCCAGCCAGAATGTCGGCGTATACATACAGGCCACACACGGATGCTGTGAAAATCGTGGCATCATGGCACACAGTTCATTGACTCAAACCACGGTACTCAAAGGTGCATTCAACACCGACGGCAACACAAAGAAAGAGTTCTTTGACAACATCAAACTGCAACAAGAGTTTGCGCCACGTTAAGGAGAACATTATGGCAATTTGGACAGTACGAACATACCACAAAAAGAATGTGCAAGAAGTTGAAACTTATGTACAAGACAACGGCAACGGCCATATAACTGTTACCAATGGATTCCGTTGGGGTTCATGGACTGTGGAAACCTCAGATGACAATCCTCCTGAGTTTGAGTTCACAGAAGTGCCCGGCGGTGATGGATCAAAAGACAGTATCAATATGTTGGACTGCGAAGTCAACAACATCGACAATGTCGAACTGATTGACATGGACGACGGCGGTTGCTGGTATGACATTGAAGTCGAAGGTCTAGACGAGGACGCCGAACAAGAGATTCGTGAGTTCCTTGACGAAAATGGTGTTTACGAACTAGAGGAGCGCGAGGACGATCCTTGGCATCAAGACGAAACCGAATGGTGGATTTGGGGACCAATTGAAATACAAAACGAAGCAGGTGATATTGTGCGTATCATTTGTGCAGATGCCGACGGCAATGTCATTGACTTTGTAGACAATTGACAAATATATGATCGCACTACCTCAAGGAACAAATGGAACGTGTTGCACTGGATAAATACTAGTTCAACCAGGCGGTCTTGGCATCACTCCCGCTCGACAAATTCTGCTGCCTATGCTAAAATTAACATAGGAGAAAATAATGGCAAAATATCTTTCAACAAAACACTACGGACACAACATTGGACTCAGTGCTGTATTCCGTCAACCCAACGCAGATCATAGTCATTGTCATTTGCTACATGGTTACAGTCTGGCATTCACATTCACATTTGGATGCGATCAACTGGATGATAAAAACTGGGCGGTGGACTTTGGTGGACTCAAACAGCTCAAGGCCTGGCTAGAAGACAAGTTTGATCACAAGTTGGCTCTGGATCTTGCTGATCCACATCTAAAAAAATTTCAAGAACTTGAAGATTTGGGATTGGCTGAAATCAGAATTTTTGACGGGGTGGGCGCAGAGAAGTTTGCCGAACACGCATTCAATTTTGCCAATCAATTAATCAAAGAAAAGACCAACAGTCGTTGTTATTGTGTTCGTGTAGAATGTGCAGAGCATGGGGCCAACAGTGCCATCTACGAAGGCTAAGCAAGCGTGGCGCCTTTGGGCAAAAAGTATAGGTGAAAAAACAGGCACAACGGACAAAGAAGCGGACCGTATTGCTTGCATTCGTACTGCGATTGTGTTAACATATATCATCACAAACTGCTTCATCATAGCAGGAGTTGTAAGGCATTGGTAATATGAGATTATTGGCATCTGGATGTAGTTATACTGATTATTATTGGAGCACGTGGGCCGATATACTTGGTGCTGAGTTTGATGAATATCAACAGGTAGGGCAAGGTGGGTGCGACAATGCCTTTATAGCAAGAAGCATAGTCAATAACGCTCGCCCCAATGATGTAGTGGTTATTATGTGGAGCAGTTACGATCGTTGGAGTTTTTATTCTGATAAGGTCAATCCATTGCCTAAAGACGCCAATAACCATTGGCGTCACATTGGATCACTGGCACTATGGGACAAACAATTCTATGTTAAATACTATCATCAAGTTGAACGTTTCCAAACAACAATGGACTATGTGCAACTTGTGGACTTACACAGTCAGTCCCTTGGGTATACTGTATACCATTTTAGCGCATTTCCTTTTTTCCTTGCTGAGACAGAGAAAAACGCGGATACAAGACTAATCGAAATTTATAATAAATACAATATCAATAACAACTACCTTACCAGCAAGGTATCCTTACAAGAATTTCGAGATCAGAACTACAACATTTTAATTGGGCGCACGGACCCACACCCAACACCCATGTGTCATTGGGATTATGCAGAACAAATAATTGCCCCCGAACTAAACATACACTTGACACAGGAACGCAAATCAAGTATAATCAAGGAACAACAGGAAGTCAAAGATTTATGAGTAAACTCAAAGTAGCGGAATTATTTTACAGCATTCAAGGTGAAGGTCGTTATATGGGTGTGCCCAGTGTGTTCTTACGCACATTTGGGTGCAACTTCAAATGTGCAGGCTTTGGCATGCCTCGCGGTGAACTCAGTAGAGAAATTGAAGACATTGCTTCTCGAGTACACTACTATAAAACCTACGAAGAACTGCCTTTGGTTAGTACAGGTTGCGACAGTTATGCGTCGTGGGATTCTAGATTCAAAGACTTGAGTCCCATGATGGAGAGCAACGGCATTGTGGAACGTATCATGGAGATATTACCGCATGGTCGTTGGGAAGATGAGCATTTGGTCATCACCGGTGGTGAACCCTTGTTGGGTTGGCAACGTGCGTATCCAGAATTGTTGGATCACCCCAATATGCATGGTCTTCGAGAAATCACATTTGAGACCAACGGCACTCAAAAGCTCACCGCAGAGTTCAAAGAATACCTACAGCGGTGGAGAGCACAACGTGAAATCACATTCAGTGTCAGT